CTATGAGTTTACCTTGTTCAGCCAGCGGTCGGCTGTCTTCTTCAGGTGATCCAGTGCGCCTGATTCCTTCTCTGTCTCCAGCACGGCAACCGTGATCCAGTGCTGCACATCCTCCCCCAGCTTTTCTGCTATGGCTCCTGCCAGTATCGGGCTTAACCGGCCACGCAATCGGGCTGTATAGAGCACGTTTCCAGAGAGCTTCATTTCTTTTGTCCATGCCGCTAGCGGCTTGACTTGCTCGGCCCTATCTAGCAAGTTGATAGTTGACTGCATATTTTCTCCATTTTGTCAATATTCCACTCATGTAGAGTGGTTATGCACTCAACATGAGTGCTTCCAGTTTATCGTCCATGCACCATTCATGTTGAGTGGTTTTCCGGCCAGCCAGTGGACCAACAGGACGTTCCCCAGCTCGGGGGACTAAGGGCAACCGAGTGATGTTGATCGCGCATTACCTGCCACCTGGCCGTTACCTACGATTGATGGTCTCGCCATGCTCCACCCCATTCTCATCATCAACGCTGTCGGCTCCGTGGCTCTCCTGGCCATTCTCGCTTGGGGGATGCGCCCATGACTGTGCACGAAATTTTGCAGCGCGAAGTTCGGCGGTATTCCAGCTTGGACGTGTACCGCCTGCAATCCACCCTCCCAGCCATCGACCTGGCACCACCTCCACGCGGTCCGGGCCGCCCCCGTTTGATTGGTCAATCTGGCTTGTCCATGATGCTGGAGCAGATTGGCCACCAGGCCGCGCAGAGGGGCCCCCTCGGGGATACTGCGCGGCCTGGTGGCGGTGTCTGCCTCCCCGATGGTAATCACGGGGATAACCGTTGCCAGAGCAGCCAGCGGGGAGAGCAGGAGAGGACGCCCCGATGACCCGCGTCAACCCTCTCGCATTGGACGGCAACACCGTCAAGTTGCGTCTCCTGGCCAATCGACAGGACACACAAACCCATATTGCTGTTGACTGGTTGCGCTTCACCGTTGATACCGCAATCAACCATGCAGCCATCTTCCCTCCAGACCTGCCCGATATCCGGCACTGGTATGGCCTCAACCTCGACGGTGACCAAAACCTGTCGGAAGCTCAATGGCACCAAGCCGCCCAGGCCAAAGACCTGGCCGACGAAGTAGCCGAATATCTCGGCCCCGACTACTACATTGATGCCCTCATCAGAAAAGGCCACGACTTCTACCGCCATCGCATCAGCATCATGCGCCATGGCCATGAATGCGGATGGGTTGGCTTTGGGGCCTCCAGTGAGCACAAAAACCAGCGCAAACAGGCCCGCACCATCCACGTCAATCTGTACGGCCATGCCTGCACCTTTGCCGCCTCCGGTTGGCAATCAAAAATCGCCCGTATGCTGGACTACCGCAAGGCCCGCATCACCCGCGTTGACCTTGCATTGGATATTTTCGATGCAGGACATGGCTTTATCGACCGATGCGAAACAGACTACAACAACCGTCTGATGGATGTCCACGGCCGCACACTCGAATGCAACCACGTTGGGAACTGGTCAAACATCAACCCCCACAGCCGGAGTTTCTACGTTGGCAGCAAAGAGGCAGGCAAGCAGACCAACATCTACGAAAAAGGCCATCAACTCTTTGGCAAAACCAGCGGCTCCACCTGGTGCCGCATCGAACTGCGGTACGGCAACAAGCTGCGCATCCTCCCCTCGGACATCCTCACCCGTCCTGCCGATTACTTCGCCGGAGCCAGCGATTGGCACGCCCACATCCTCCGGGAACAGGAACAACAGCATCCAGTCCTCCCCCAAAAAATCGAATGTAAAAAACGCCTGGCCGTCGAAACCGTCAACGCCGAATGTTGGCGGGCCTTGAAATGGGTCACTGAAACAGCAGGGCCGAACGTCCTCATGGCCGCCCGTGGTCTCGGTGAAAAATTTTGGGACCTCATCGAACACGCAGACAAGCCCCAGCGGCTGCGCAAATTCAGCGATTCCGAACTCATGACCGCCTACGACCGGATTTATCGCAACTTCGCGGGTGCAGCTTGCCCGGGCTGACCAACACCTGTAACCAAGGGCATTAAAGGGAACTATGAAAACCGTTGTTATCTGCACTGGCATCAAAGCCAGCAAAGGCGAGTTCAAAAACGATGCAGGCTCCAGTGTCGAATTTGACAGCACCACCTTCTACCTGAACGTTGATTTGGATGGCTCACGGGGAAAAACCATCGGTACCGTATCCCGTCCATTCAAGTTTGGTGATTCTCATGAAATTGAGAAATGGGAAAAACTTGATAAGGCATGGCCTGCTGCGGGCCTTCCCGTTGAGGTTGAATTCATCATCTCCGCAGGAGCAAATGACGGTGCAAAACTCAAGCTGAAAAGCATTGCTCCCGCTGCTGCACAACGGACTGTTTGATATGCGCCTGGTAATCCAATCCCAACGAACTGGCCTATTCCTCGTGCCCGATTTTGAAAATCAAGAGGCACGTTGGGAGCGATCGCTTGCAAAAATTGGTATTGGGTGTTTACCAGATTACGATTACACCGTGCAACTGCTGGCTGACTATACCGTCCCCGATGATTTACCGATGGTCATTGATCTCGATCGGATTGGTACCGATTTTGACTATGATTTTCACAATTGAAGAAAGGTTTGGATTTTTATGACTTGTCCCGAATGTGAATATTCCGGTGACCCTTTTGAGTTTGAGGGCCACAACGATGATTTGGCCCCAGACCTCGTGGGCACATATACCTGCCCTGTGTGCGAACATTTTTTTTCGGAAGGTGATTGATGCTCATCCAGTGCGCCCATGATCTCATGCCATGCCCGCCTGAATATCAGGTGGCTACGGCAGAAATCACCATTGAGACATTTGCCGCACTGGGCCTCACCCCTGAATCTCTGCTGTACGCCTACTCGTTTGGCATCGCCATGGTATTGACACCGGCCCTTTTGGGATATGTCACATCTGTAGCCATAAAACTCATTCGACAATTGTGAGATTACAGGGATATGGCACAGGCCATATCGGTGTAATTTCGCACCATTTTTTGAAAGTCAGAATTATGATTGAAGTTCTCGAATCCGTTGACCTGGCTGGCATTGCAGCCGCCGTCACTGCCCTGTCGATTACCATCGTCGGCATTGCATTCGCACTCCAAGGTGCCACTGTCGGCAAGCGCGTCGTTCGCCGCGTGTAATCATCATGCTGTTGTCCGCGCTAATCATCCTGATTCATGTCATTTTCGTGCTGATCGGGGCGATTGGCGCGGCTCTTTTTTTACGCCACACATGACCAAAAAAATCATCCGCATATTTGCCGCTCTGCTGGTGGTTTTGGGTGCTGCCCCGGCGTTTTCGCAGGCTGTTGAATATCATTACAATGGTCAGTGGTATCCAACCGGGCAGGCTGCTTGTTCTGCCGCTGGGATGGATGGTTATGCTGCTTCAAATGGTTTTTCAAAAGTTTTTCATTCGGTTTGGAATCGACCTGCTGGTTGCATCGGTTCTGGCTCTTATTCCTCTGGAAAACTAAACGTTTGTTCGACGCAAAAATCCCGAACACCTACATCATCAAATCCGTGCCCATTGTCGGTTTACGGTCAATCGATGATTTCTACTCGCACAAAAAAATGCGGCACCGGCTCTGCTCCCTCTGCTGGTTGTCTCGATGGCTGTGCCGCTCAATATGAGGTCGTTGTGACCCCAACAGGCACTACCGGCGGGTTTTTTTTCACAGGTCAGGTCTGCACCCCTGGCGATGGTGACGGGGACGGCAACGGCTCAGGGGATGGCTCCGGTGAAGGTTCAGGCACCGGTACTGGCACAGGCACAGGCACGGGCACGGGCACAGGGAATGGCAACGGCACAGGGGATGGCGACGGCTCAGGGGATGGCGACGGCTCAGGGGACGGCAACGGCTCAGGGGACGGCAACGGCTCAGGGGATGGCAACGGCTCAGGGGACGGCAACGGCTCAGGGGATGGCAACGGCTCAGGGGACGGCAATGGCTCAGGGGGCGGTGATGGCTCCGGCTCTGACGGCTCCGATGGTTCTGGCGGCTCTGCTGGTGCCCCTGGTCAACCGGGCGCACCCGGCGCACCTGGCCAACCTGGCACCGGTGGCACCGGCGGACAGGGTGGGACTGGCGGAACTGGTGGTCAGGGAGGCCAGGGCGGCAGAGGTGGAGACGGGGGCAAAGGGGGCGACGGTGCCCCTGCGGTTTGCGGTGGCCCCGGATTGCCGCCATGTGCTGTCACGATAGTTGGTGAGAAGGACGGCGACAGTGACGGAAGTTGTCCCGCCGGCATGTTTTTGCAGGGCACCATCAACGGACAGCCCATCTGCTACAAACAATGTCCCACTGGCCAGTCCTGGGGCACCGTTAACGGTGTTGCAGCCTGCTATGGCGAGGGCGAGGGCGAAGGCGAGGGCGAGGGCGACTCTTATGATTTTGGCGATTTGCCCGGTTCGTGTACAGGCGATGATTGCGGTCTTTATGAGCCTAGATACCCTGACGGAATTAAAGGTGTTTTCTCTGATTTTACGAATCGCATTGATAACACATCAATCATGAGGTTTTCAAAATCGATAATGCCAACGCATATTAATAGTGGCACCTGTCCTTCTTGGGATTTTGACCTTTCCCGAATGATGAACCTTGGTGTTTATAAAGTTCAGCCGCCATGTGAGATATGGCCCATTCTTCGTGTCGTTATATTGATATATTCTCTATTGTTGGCCAGGCAGCTTATATTTGGAGGGTGAATTATGTCCGATTTGATTAATAGCATTCTGAAATGGCTGGAAAGTGTTTTGCAATGGTTTTTCGATCTTGTTGTCGATGTCCTCGATGCCATTTGGTTAATGTTGCAGGATTTGTTTTCGTGGGCTTCTGAAGAAATCCTTGACCTCATATTTGAATTGATTGATCAATTGGATTTCTCTGATTTGGAAAAATATTCCAGTGCCTGGGGAGATTTGCCATCGGAAATGCTCAACGTCCTAGGACTTTTGGGAATTGGTGATGCCTGCGTTGTGATTATTGCTGCGATTGGAATCAGGTTGATATTGCAGCTAATCCCATTTGTCAGATTGGGTAGTTGATATGATTAATGCAATCGAAGGAATTCCGGGTAGTGGAAAAAGTTATGAGGCTGTTGTTTACCATATCCTGCCCAGTCTCCAACAAGGCCGAAAAGTCATCACCAACCTACCACTGAATATTGAACGACTATCAGCTATTGACCCGCGCTACCGTGACCTGATTGATGTTCGCACACAGCCTGCCCCGATACTGGGAATATGGGATTCCTCTAATATTGCAAAATCCCCTGCATTTCAGCTTTTTGAGGACGGCCACACTGAAACCCCGAGCGTTGATGTATCCACGTTTGGCAGTGTTTGGGACTACTACACAGACTGGAAGCGTGACGACGGCATAGGGCCGCTGTATGTCATCGATGAATGCCACGTTGCCCTAGACCGCATTGGAACACCAAAGGCCGTCATTGAATGGTATAAGCTCCATCGACATTACAACGCCGATGTATTGCTGCTCACACAATCCACACGGGACATCAACCAACCCATAGCCAGATTGATTGCAACGCTGATACGCTGTCGTAAGGTCGATATTCTAGGTAGGAAAAATGCCTACATACGGCGTGTTTTTGCAGGATACCGTGGCGCAGAAATCCAGCAGGATGAACGCCCTTATATGCCGCAGTACTTTGATTTGTACAGCAGCCACACACAGGGCAGGGCTGTCGCGGAAGAAGATTCTCGGGATGTCACGCCGCTAATGGTCAAATTCAAACGCTGGCGACGTTTGTATTATGTTTTCATGTTCGGATTCATTGCCTACACAATTCATTTCCTGTTTTTTTCTGATCGAGATAACAACCCCGATCATCAGTTTCCGCAACAGCACAAACCTGTTAATCCACCCCCTCAAAATTCGGCTTTGACCGAACCGCCGCCGCCTTCGCTTTCACCGGAGCCACTCCTACCGCCACAGCCACCGCCAGTATCAGAGCCGCCACCGTTACCGCCACCATCGCCAAAACCTTCTGGCGTTTATGACCACCAGCAGATCCACATGACTGGGCATATCGTGATGGGTGGGCGTTCTCTGACCTCGTTCGTCGTCAGTGATGGCAACCGTCAAATGTACGACGTAACCAGCGATGATATGCAAGCCGCTGGCTATGAATGGCAGCGGCTCGGCCCTTGTGCTGGCTGGCTCATACTGGGCAGTAATCGCAGGGCCATAACCTGTGATGCTCCTCCCCTCAATGATGGGTCACTGGGCCGCCCTATCGTTGTTGACTCCTCGACCGGCGCACGCTCTGATGGACGTGCGTCACCTTGAACCGATGGCGCGTTCTCGGATGACTTGTTCGCGCCCATTTTGATAGACCCGTACATACTCTTGCCACCCTTCCCTACACCGGACGTAGGCATTGTCAAATGTGCCATGAGATTCTGCCAGGCACGTATCTGATGACCTGCCGCGCACTGTGCGCCACACATGAACCGGTTGTTGCTCCTGAATCGTCTTTATCTGCTGCGTCGTGATTTCTGTCACGGCCTCCATTGTCCTGGCCACCCTGTACTGGTACGCCTCCATAGCCAGCCAAGCCAGCCCTATGGTCAGAGCTACAGATAAAAGAATTGCTGCGACTATTTTCATGGTTGGCAGTTTAGGGCAGGTTATGGCGTGCTGTCACGTATTGCCCGCCGGGGGTATGGGGGGCGGCCAGCCCCACATGGTGGCCGTCACTACACTGACTACACCCACAGCCGCACCACGCCATGCGCAACGCATCGGCAACATCACTGCACACGCAACCGTTCGGCGGAGCTGTGGCCACCAGACCCGCCCCGATCAATCCGCCCCTGATAAGCGGCTGTTTGGTTTTTTGCAACCTGAACCGGAGGAAATCATGCTGATCGGATACGCTCGCGTGAGCACATACGACCAGGACACGGCAATGCAGCGTGATGCGTTGTTAGCTGCTGGTGTCAAACTGCCGAACCTGTATCAGGAGCACGCCAGCGGGGTACGCTATGACCGCCCTATGCTGAATATGGCGATACAACGCCTGCAACCTGACGATACCTTGGTTTTCTGGAAGTTGGACCGGGTAGCCCGTAGTCTCAATGACCTTTTGCGTGTCATAGAACGCATTGACGCTATGGGTGCGACGGTTCGCAGTCTGACCGAACCCATCGACACCACCACCAGCATGGGCGTTTTCACCATTCAGATGTTGGGTGCATTCGCTGAACTCGAACGCTCCTTGATTCGCGAACGGTGCGCGGCTGGCCGTGAGGCTGCAATGTCGCGAGGCGTGAAATTTGGCAGACCGTCCGCGATGACCCCGGAACAGCAACAAAAAGCCCTCGATTTGAGGGCAGAAGGTATGCGGCCTGTGCACATTGCTGAGCTGCTAGATCAACCGTATTGGCGCATACAGGATTTGTTCCGTCGGCAGAAGCAGCGTCGTATCTAAACAACAGTTAAAATATAATTTGACCACAGAACCACCTTGCGCAACAGAAACGATACCACCATGAAATTCCACGCCGACCCGCTTCACGATTTCAGCATCAAGGCATACGGCACGGACTGGGTGCAACTGCCACAGCAGCGGCTGGCGCAGAGCGTCATTCTCAGCTCGGAAGGGCGGCAGGAATTGTGGGACTGTCCCCGCTTCGAGGACCTGACGGCCGAGCACCTGCTGCATTTGGCCAGCACCAGCCAGCAGGCGCAGGTGGTGCTGCTGGGCAGTGGTCTGCGCAACCGCTTTCCGCCACCGGCATGGCTGCGGCCATTCGCCCAGTACCAGTTGGGGCTGGAGACGATGGACACCGCTGCCGCCTGCCGCACCTTCAACGTGCTGGCCGGGGAGGGACGCAAGGTGGTGGCCGCGCTGATACTGGAGTCGGCCCCGGCCTGACGTTCTTTAGCGAGAATCGCCGGGTGGTGGCTCTGGCCGCAACCACAGCCAGATGCCCACGCACAGCATGCAGCCGCAGGCCAGTGCGGTGGCCCACCAGACCACGTCCAGCACCAGCATCAGCGCGGCGCAGGCCAGCATGGTCAGGGCGGCCGCACGCTTGGCCGGGCGACTGACGAAGCCCCCGGCCTCCCAGTTGCGCAACATTGGGCCAAACAGCCGGTGTGTGTAAAGCCACTGGTGCAATCGGGGTGAACTGCGGGCAGCAGCCCAGGCGGCGATCAGCACGAAGACCGTGGTGGGCAGCCCCGGCACAAAAATCCCGATCACTCCCATGCCCAGGGACAGCCAGGCCAGCACCAGCAGCAGCAGACGCGCCAGCCCCCGGTGCTGGCGCACGCGCGGGTTGGTGGGCGCGGGTTCTGATGCTGTGGCAGAGGGGGGCGTATCCTCCGGCTCCTGGCCGGGTGGGCGCAGGGGCTGTGGCGAAGGAGGGGAAGGGGGCATGGGCATGCGGAGGTGTCGGTCGGCAGATGGCTCTCTGGCAGGGTCTCGTTGCAGCCTGCCATTGCCATTCTGGCACGGCCTATGCGGCATGGGGCGATAATCGGTGTCATGTCGATTCAAACTATCCTCAAAATGGGCGATCCGCGCCTGCTTGCCCTCAGCCAGCCGGTGCGGGACGTGGGCAGTCCTGCCATCCAGACGCTGGTGCAGGACTTGTGGGACACCATGCGGCATGCGCAGGGGGCCGGGCTGGCTGCGCCGCAGATCGGCGTGAACCTCCAGGTGATCGTGTTCGGTGCAGAGGCT